TAATCCCACCGCAGTGCGCAGAGCTCAGAACTGCGCAGTCCTGATCTGAATGCAAACCGGAAAAGATTTTCTTCCTGTGGTGATCTGGCTGCGGAGAGTATGGCCGTTACTTCATCTGGCTCGAAAGGGTCAACGATGTATTCGCTCTCCGCTGTGTCCGTGTCGTTTTTATAACGGGATGCTGAAACCAAAGAGACCGGGTTTGTTGCCAGATACCCATCAGTAACCGCTTCATCTATCGCGAGCCCGAGGAACGACAGCCTGTTCCGGGTGGTTTTCAACGTGGTTGTCTGGTGCTTGATCCAGCTTTTCACGATCGCCGTGGTGATGTCAGAGACCTGCATTTTGTGCATACTCTTCAGCGCGGACCTGCATTTTTTATAACCTGTGATAGTTGAGGGGGCCAGCCCCCTCAATTCGCAAAGAGTTATATATTCGTCCATATAGTCTTTTACAGATTTAGAGCTCTGATTATTTCCAAAGAGTTTTAACCGCGTGGATTTCGGGAACTGATCCGCGTAATTAAAAATGCCACGCTCAATTTTATTGTAAATCTCTCCCAGCAACCTTTCGGCATATTTAATATTTTTTGGGTTCACATCGATATTAGAAAGGGGCTCACGGCATTTCACCCCTTTATACGTGAATGTGATATTGATGGTTTGGCCTGATTTGTGACTGCGTAACGTCACGCCTCTTGGCAGTTTTGACGGTTCCCTCTCGCCCACTTTGTTACCTCCGCAAGATCAATCCAACGTTCTTTTACGCCATCAACTTTTAACACCTGAACACCTTCTTTCCAGACCCCGCGCTGAATGCGCTTGTTGATGGCATCAATTGTTTCCCCAGTTGTGCTGCAATAGGCACTGACTGGGATACAGTCCAAACTGATCATGCGAACCCCCACAAGTTAATGGAGCCGGCTGCACACCGGCTTACAGATTTGAAAGTTTTTCGATTGCCTTGTCGAACGTTTCCACCGCAACATCCATATCAGCGGCACAGACCTTTGCTTTAATGGCGCGTACTTCATCCGGTGATTTTGCGGCGCTTATCTGGGCCATTAAATCCAGAATAAATGATGGCGCAGAGTCAGGCGTAACGACTGGCGCTTCACCCGGTCGCAAAACCAAAAGTTCGCTTGCCATGGCTTCAGCTTCTCCCCAGCGCAGAGAAGGGGAGCGATGCGCGATAATTTCCTTCAGACGTTCGTTGGTTAAATTTTTCATTATTCATCTTCCTTTTTAACGATGCAGTTGCAGTGATGAGCAAAACACTTTGCGAATGCGTCGCGCTGGCTATCATCGATATCAAAATTATCTTCTAACCAGTCACAGAGCTTTTCTTTGCTGATGACCGGCTTTTGCGGGGCTAAAAACTCTCTCATTCCCCAGCCGCTCATTGCCATTGTGCCGGGTGCGATAACATCGTAATTGATGCCCTTCATTTCTCGCTTGTCGCTCAGCGTGACAATGTCGCTCCTGCCTCCACTGGCATCTTCATAGGTACCGATGACATTGTGAGGAACAGTTACGGATTCCATCATGCTGGGGTGACACTTATCTGCCACCGGCACCTGATCGCCTTGCTCAGTTGTGAGAGCGAGGACTACCTCATCAGGCATGCCGTCAGCTTTAGCCTTTAAAACCTCGATTACATCCATCTCAAACCTCCATCTGTAACTGCATGCTGAAGTGGTCGCGCTTCTCGCAATATTCCAGCGATCCGGTACTGTTGAAAGACTCTATGCGCTCAACCAGAATGCTTGCCCGAGTTTCTTTCGACTGCGGCGAATAGGTACCTTTCCATGCGCTATCAATTCCAATGTTCCTGGCTACGTTTGTGCTGTCAGCCGATGCCAGCGGTAAGCGAGTGAAGATAGTCGGGTTAAGCATTCGCAGGCCGTGTAGTTTGCTGATCGGCTGTCCATGCTCATCTACCACGTGGCGGATAATGTCCTTCAGGCGTTCCACCGCTTTGAGTGGTGACTTAACGTCATACTCACCACAACTCCCTATTGCTACCCGCGGATACTCATGACAAAGCCGAATGAAGCGGTCATCTGACTCATTCATGTGCCAGACTGGGCAGCCGGCGAACTTACCATGCGACCACTCGGCCAGTAACGCATCGTTCTCTTCCGCTCCTCCGTCGATAACGTCAGGGATAATTGCAAAATCGAAACCGGGATGATTCTTCCAGCGCTTAACGAATGCGTAATAGTCCTGCCAGTCGATTTTGTTCTTACCAGCTGCTTTCCATGCGGTGAATGCGCCGTTGTCCAAGGCGAATGACTGGCAGATTTCTGAGGCAAGATTCAACTGACTTGCGTTAGCGAACGAGATAAAAGCGTGGCGTCCTTTCCAGGCCTTCATTGCGCACGGGTCAGGAGTAATAGGTCCGCCGTGGTAGTGAATCATCAGCCACCCCTTATGGTTGTCTCAGTCATTATCGGTGTCCTTCGCATGCCCAGTCCCGGCAGCCGTCATAGTCGTAAGGGTTTTCCTGCCAGCTGATTTTTCCGCAGCATGGGCAATTCCAGCGGGTCTTGCCTGATGATTTACGGCGCTTATGACGTTTAAACCAGTCAGGCTGGCGCAGGCCCGCACCTTGAATCATGGTTCGGCGGTCGAGCAGGTTGATTTTGAACGTCCCGCGCTTCACTGCGTCAGCAGTAGTGAACGGTAACCAGATCAGGTCGCTATCGGTTGTATCAGGCTGGGCAAAAACTCTGGCATTGCTGAAATCATCGGTCGGCAGCAGATCAGACAGCCAAAACACATCATTCCCGCTCCACCTGCCTTTCACAAAAGCCACGTAACCTTTGCAACCCTCTTCGAAAACGCTTTCACCTGGAATATGCTGATGATCAACATGCCAAACAGCAGCGGCGTCGATTGCATCTGCAGAAACAGGCAGGTCGATATCGCGGCCACGATTCCCGCTGTTTTGAGCTTCTTCCAGTGTGTAAACGTGGGCTTTATTGATATCAGAGGCATAACCCTGCCCGTTATGACAGTGGAACGACATGTTGCTGCCAACCGTGTCGCGCAGGCATGCCATATAGAAACGGTCAGCCATTACCATTCTCCCCAACTAAACGATGCTGCAACCGGCCCGAGTTCTTCCGCTGCCACATAAACGCTACCTACTGGAGGTTTCACAGTTTCTGGCCGCCAGCCTTCGGTGATGTAACCACCCGCTTGCAACCCATCCAGGCACAATTTTGCGGTTTCCATCGTCAGGGCCATGCGCTCGAGCTGATATCGCTTGCGGTATACAAAGGCGCGTAGAGCCTCTTCCTTGGTTAAGTGATAGCTTGAACGGTCTGCTCCCTTCAGGCAGCGCTTGATACTGCTTTTCCCGGATTGCCTTTGGGGAAACGCCTGCATCTGCTCAAGCGTCATATGTGGATAGTCATAGCAATGCCAAAAAGTTTTTGCAGTTTCGCGGATAATTACGCGCTCACGTAGCATTACTATTGGAAGTCCTCCGCTGTTGTTTCCGTCGACATAGCGGTAGCAATATTTTTTCTCATTCATGGCTGCATTCCTAAATAAGTGATTGCCATAACCACGCCGAGGGTCAGATAAAAAGCGATATCAGTTTTCATGAAATACCCCTTTAGCTGATTTCGGCGTGAGCGAATCCCTTGCCAGTGATGGCAATTAATTTAATTTACTCAGACATAGACAAGAGCCTCTGGCTTCGTACTGGCGGGGCCAGCGAACCCTTGTCTATATTTGCGAAAAAATTGGCGGTGGTCATGATCAGAACATTATCTTCGCTCCCCCTTGGGTAGGTTGAAGAGTCATGCCACCGCCGAAAGATAACTACACACAGCAATTATCGAGTTCCACGTCGATCTGATAGGGCGGCGGTAGTCGAAACCGCAACCGGGCGGGATAGGCCCGGCCATCACCTGATGCTTGCCACAACGTTAAGAGCACTGATTCTGTGGTTCAGAAGTTGATTGTTAGTGAGACGCTTAACAACCAATACTCTTATCGTTGTGCTAATTCGGCGAAAACCGAGAAACCTGCTACACTAAAACCTGAATAGGAAAATTCTTAATAATTCTAATTAAGTCCCGCACC